CGGAGGTGCGCGGCAGCGAGTGAATGCGATCATGGCAGCGGACGAGCAACCGACGAATGTCCTTCATTATCGAGTCGGACCTAGCTATCTTCTGCTCTAGGCACTCGATTACAGACCCTCGCCTATCCATTTCGGCAGCGGTTTCGGCATGAGAAGCGCCGCGCTCTATCGTTATCCTCATGGGCGCACCGGATGTTCTTCGTCGATCCAGCCGAAGCCATTGCAGGTGTAGCAGCGGACTTCATAGACGCCGGGACCAAGCCGGATGTCTTTGACTGCACGCCACTGCTTGCCGTTGCAAGCTGGGCAGATAGTGCATCCATCGGCATCTCTAGTAAGCGCTTCAGGCGGGATGGGGATGTCAGTCAAAACAGCCATGTGATAACACTCCCAATGAGAAGCCCCGCCACGAACACGACCACAGCCCCAAGGAACAATGCGCGGGCAATCATGCGCTCAAACTCAGGTCCAAACATCTACCCCTCCCTTACGACGCGGGCTTCACAATGGTCATCCTGATCTTCTGGCGACCGCTCACAAATCAGGCACGAGCAAGCGCGCTTCTCCAACGCCGCCCGTAGTCTCTCGTTTTCGTGGAACGCATTTTTGCAATCATCTGTCGTTGTCTCCAGCGCCGCCCGCAGCCGCTCGTTCTCGGCGCGGAGGGCGGTGATCTCGTCAGTGTCACTCATGTTGTCCTCTCTGGTGTGTGATCCGGTTTGACAACTGGCCGGGAATTCCCTTGTGATTTCGTGTGACCGTTTCCATGGTTTGACAAAAAAATCCGCCGATAAATCAGCCTCGTGCCAATCCAACCGGGGTCGCCATCTACTCCACCAGCCATTGATTTTATTTCACCTTTTTCAGGTTTGACAGCCGTCCTGGTCTGCGGTTTGACAATTTCGCGCCCGTTCCGTTCCCCTCGATCCGCGCGATTGCAGCCTTTGCAAGATTACGCCAGCATCAACCAGCGCGTCGAACATGGTAGCCGAAATCCCAACGGACGCGGCGGCTTCGAGCCGGTCCAAGCCCAGCACGAACGGCAGGCGGGCGGTGATTTCGGCGCGCTTCATCGCCGTGCCTTCCGCTTCGATTTCTTCGCCTTGCGTTGGGCCTTCTGGACGGCCTTCTTGACCGCCTTCGGCTTCGTTGCCGCCTCGGTGATGATGTTGGGTTCCTGCACCACCTTGAACGGATTGGCGCTTCTCAGCTGCACGACCTGAGCGCACGGCACCTTCTGCACCGTCATGCCTCCGGGCTCAATCGTGACCGGCGACACGCAGGCCGCGCCGGTCGAGATTATGATGGCGAGGAGCGCGGTCATTCGCCGTTGCTGGCCTTGTCGTGCAGGCGCGTGATCGTCGCCACCGGCTTCGGCGCGGCGATCTCCTTGGCGGCGCGGCGGGCGGCGTCGGACACAAGCCCGATCTCGCGCTGCAGCAGGCGCTTGGTGCTGGCACGCTCCGGGCTGAGTTGCGTCTCGTTGATGACCGAAACCTTGACGTTTGTGCGGCCCAGCGCGCGGCCTACGCGGTGGAAGGCGGCAATGCCGCTGGACAGGGCTTCGTCCGGCGTCAGGATCAGGAAGCACTTGCCCTCGGCCTTGACCTCCAGCGCCTTTTCGCGAAACACCCGCTTCCGCCAGGCATTTGTGACGGACATAAATCGGCTTTCTCCAACGCGCACGCCGGTCAGCTGCTCAACTGTTTCGTACGGTATACGCGCGCCTGCCTCGATGGTGAGGCCTTTCATCAGCCGGTCAACCTCCGGTCCTGTTGGTACGCCTCCGAAAAACAACTTGCTCATGCGAGCCTCCTGTTGAAATGAATATGGCCATACGGCCCCTTGCCTGGCCGTGCCGCGCCCAGCCCTGCCGTGCCGCGCCGGGCCCGACCTAACTCAATCTCTTGACCGCCGCCGTGAACATGCCGAACGTGCCCGGCGTCTTGCTGCTGGGCCGCCAGTCGCCCAGCCCCTTGTACTTCCCGGCCATCTCCAGAATGTCGCTCAGGACATCGTCCGTGATCTGCTCATCTACAACCAGCAACTCACCAGAAGCGGACCACTGATCGAAACGGGGGCGCACCCGCACATGCTTCGACTGGCCGATCTTCGCGCGTTTCTTGAACAGCGTGAAACCCATCTTCCGCGCCGCTTCTTCGTGCTTCGCGAAATCATTCTCCTTCATCAGCCGGTCAAGCTGCGATGTGTCAATGCTCTTACCTGCGCTCATCAATTCCCAGCCGACGGCACGAGGCATGATCCCGGACTGACTTTGCGCCTTGAACGTCTTGCCGCTCTTGCCGCCGGGCACAAGCACCATCGTCGCTCCTTCCATGAGGCATCGCATGATGTTGTCGGTGGGCAGGATGATCCGGCCTTCCTCATTGCGGTAGAGGTTGCCGATCCATCGGAATGCCGGGCTCCGGTCGTCACCCGCTTTCGATGACTTCTTGTTGTCCTTGTCGAGCTTCCATTGTTCCATGGTATCGGCCCAGTCGATGTCATCATGGTGCATCAGCAGCGGCTGAGTGCCGGTAAGCGTAACGTGATAAGTCCTCATGTATTTCTCCTGTTGTTCATACGAACCCTAGCCGCGCCCAGCCATGCCCAGACCTGCCTAGCCATGCCCAACACTGCCACGTGAAACCTGTTTGAAATGGCCATACGGCCCCTTGCCTGGCCGTGCCGTGCCCAGCCGCGCCTTGCCCAGCCACGCCCGGCCGCACCGTGTAAATCTCGCTGTATGTGATGGCTCTACAGCCCCATGCCTGGCCCTGCCACGCCCAGCACTGCCCAGCCCAGCCACGCCCGGCAAAAACGTGCTCATGGCGCGGCGTCCGTCTGTTCAACCGCCTCGATGACCGCAGGCGCAGCCGCTTCCGGCTCCATGCCCAGCATCCCGCCAAGCGCCATGTCACGGGCCGTCGCGCTGTCCTTCACCCATGCCTTGAGAAGTTCAAGGTCGCGGATATGGGCGTCAATCCGCTCCACCAGCTGATCGGCCATGTCGTTGCCCGCCGCCTTCTCGGCGCGCAGTTCCTGCACGATTGTCAGAATGTTCATCACCGTATTTCCCAATCCATATCGTTGCACCTGATCCGGGTAATCGCGCGGGGCCGGTTGTCGTGCCGGAATCCGCCGTCAAACTCCGGTTCGCTCGGAATGCGCACAATGCGGGACAACCAGATGATTGCGGCGGCAACTAGAACGGCAACGGCAATCACGGCATGTAATGCAAGATCAGTCATTGTTTGCTCCTATGTGTCCGGGTCTGCTTCGCGGCGCTTGGGAAAGCCGCGCGATGGGATTGGGCGACTGGATTTCGGCCATAGGCCAGCATGCTTGAGCCGAATGCGCCGTTCCTTCGCCCTGGCGCTGTTTTCGTCGGAGGTCTTCTCGGCATGTGCCGCAGCAATGACCAACTGCAAGTTTGTTTCGCGGTTCTCTCCACCGTCCTTCAATGGGACGATATGATCCGCGTGGGTTTTCTCCCCCGCCCTGACCTTGAGGCCAGTCAGAGCGCATCTGCCTTTCTGGCGCAAAAACAGACGATCAATCACAGATTTCGGCGGGCGGGCATCGGGCGTCCTCCCGATCCATTCGGCCACTGTACGGCCTGTCAGAACGAAGTCAGCCATTGCGAGGCTCATTGAACATCATGACAGGGTGGACGAAACGCCAGAGAAACGGCTTGTTCCGGTCCTGTTGCGTGATGGCTTCGATCCATCCCCGGTCTATCAGTTCGTAAACCAGCCAGTGGACGGTTGATTCCGCCATGCCCAACTCTCTGCCGGCCCCGCGGTAACTGAACACAAACGCCTCATCATGCGGGCGGTTGGCCACCAGCCAACGATACAGCCGCGCCTGTGCTGGCGTCATGCCGTATCTCTCCCGGCCATCGACGGGCTGGCCCAATGGGAAGGCCGGGACGGTATTCTCGGTATGGATTGCAAGCGCGGTCATGCGGCCTCCTGGGATTGTCTGGGATCAATGCCGGTTTGGGCGGCGATGTAGGCGAAGACCTTCTCCACCACGTCGCGGAATTCCTTTTTCGGAAGCGCGCGCCGCGCCATGCTCCGAGCGGTAAAAATCGTCACCACGTCGCCGCGAACGATGGCGATGCAATATTGATTTTGAACCTTGAACGCATTGGCCACGGCAGGCGCTGCGGCCTTCGATCCAACTGCCACGGTCATCGCATCGCAGTAGCCAATGGCAATGAGCACATGTTTCCGCATTATTTCCGCATTCGGCCAGCGGTCGCGGAACTCGTCGCGGAGATTGGCGTGAACGTCCCGCAGTGTGGCAAAAAACATCCGGCGCATATTGTCTGCGCTCATGTAATCGCCGCTGATTTCCTCGCCGCAATTCGGGCACTGAATGGGCTTGCTCATGCGGACGCCTCATTCTCGATCCGCTCAATCTCTTTTTTCAGCGCCAGCGCATCCGTCTTGTTTCGCGCCCAGAATTCCTGAAGCGGTATCTTGTTCATGTTCCGCCATTGCAACACTTCGTGAGGCTTCATCGTGCGAAACCGGTCAAGGATCATGTCGGTGGCCTTGCCAAGCGGAATGCGCTCCAACCCGTCACCCATGTCAAAAAGAATGGCCTCAGCACCGCCAATCATCGCAAGCCGCGCCTCAACATTGGCTTGTTCCGCAATTTCGGTTGCGGTCAGGTCAATAGTCTTCGCCCGGTCAATTTCTTCGTCAGAGTAAATGGCGCTCAAATCTTCCGGCCATGCGCGTCGGATGGCTTGGGCCTCGGCGCATTTGGACAACATCACGCGCGGCATCTTGCGCCAGTTGTCCTTGTTAGGGTCCAGTTGCATCGTCCCGTCTTTGCGGAACTGGCGGCGTCCGTCTTCGCCGCTTACCCATTTGCCGCCTTCCACAATGGGCGCGAATTCGTCCCAGTATGCGACTGCCGTCACCTCATGCCATGCGCCGTGCGAGTGCTGGAAAACGGACACTTCCGCTGACACAAGTCCAAGCGGGTTCGTAGCATCGTTCGCAATCGACGGATCATAAGTGAACCGTGGCGCGCGAGTGTCTGGCCTGTATTCTCCGCTCCGCTTGGCAACAGACCGGAATCCGTCAATGCCGATCACAATCGACATGCGCCGCCGATCCGGTTTGTCCTTATTGAACACAAATGCGTAGATTTGCTTCCGTAGCGGGTCCAAGCCAAGCTGCGCGGAAACATGCAAGAACTGGTCAAACTCCACCGAGTTGCAGTCAGGGTTCATGCGCTGGATCAACTGAATCTGCGCGGGACGGAATGCATCCGTCAATGCAACAACATTGCTCATCATCAAACCCTTATCGCTATGGTTTCGCCGCCGTTGCTCATCATCGCCCCAGGAACCTCGCGGCCCGCCTTGAGCGCATCGCCAACGGCCTTCTTGTCGAGCTTGGGATCAACGGGCTTCCAGAATTCTGCTGGGATGGCAGCCTCATCCAATATCAGTACGGAAGGCGGAACAGGCTTGCGCGTGATGGTCCCGGCAGGCGTTTCAACTGTCTTGATTTCGCCGGATGCCATCGCGGCAAGAATGGCAACGCGCCGCATTGCAATGCGTTTTTCAATGCGGTCGCGCCGCGCAGATAGCCGCTTGATCAGTTCTGACAGGCCATCCACAAGCCCGGCATCGGAAACATTGTGTTCTGCGGCAATACAGATCAGGCCGCGAAGATCAATCTCGCCTTCCAGAGTGTCGCGGATCACGTCCACGTCATCGCCTGCGATTTTGCGCAACTGCTCTTTCAGAACATCTGCGGCTTGTATGGCTGTGTGCAGCCTGTAATCGATATCGCTCATTGTTGCCTCCTTACTGGCAAACCGGCCACATGCTGGCCGCGAGGGTGATGAGGCCGAAGCTGTACGCGAGCACTGCAAAGCCCCAGAGCATCTGAGATGCAGCGCGGCTCATGCGTCGTCGCCTTCTTGATCGTCACACCTGGGCGTGGGCATGTGCTTGGGCGGCTCGTAGCCCGTGCCATGACACCGCTGGCATTCTTCCCAGCTTGGGCGGTCGCTGGGGTTTACGAGTGACTGCGCCCAGATTTGGCCGTTGCCCTCACAATCGCGGCAGAGCATCGCGTGGCGGGCGGTCATGGCCGTGCCTCCGTCTCAGTGACAACACGCAGGAACTCAAATTTTTGAGTGTCCCTTGCGGCTTCCGGTGCGGCTTCCGGTGCGGCGTCCCATGCGGCGGCCCATGCGGCGGCCCTTGCGGCGTCCCATGCGGCGTCCCATGCGGCGGCCCTTGCGGCGGCCCATGCGGCGGCCCATGCGGCGGCCCTTGCGGCGGCCCTTGCGGCGTCCCATGCGGCGTCCGATGCGGCGTCCGGTGCGGCGTCCCATGCGGCGTCCCATGCGGCGTCCGATGCGGCGGCAAACTCTTCCTTAGGCGCATCGCCCCGCGCATACCGCTCCGCAACATCCAGCGCAGCGATAGAGCGCGGGTCCGTCATCAGGTGCCGCACTTGACGGGCGCAAAACACCGCAAATAGCCGCCACTCGCGGGCGTATTGAGGTTCAGCACAGCAGCACCACAATGCATCATCCAGCCCGTTGATTTCGACGATGCGGGCGAACAGCAACGGCTCATCGTCGGGAGCGGTCTTGCCAAGTCCGGCCAGCAGCTTGCGCCATCCATCCTCGCAAGGGCTATGCGCACGGATGCGGTTGAGGGTTGTGGTAATCATGACACCGACTCCACCTTTTCGGCTTCCGCAGCACGCTCAGCGATCGGCACAAGGACGAATCCAAGCGAGTTGGCGCAATCGGTCAACTCCCAAATGGCGCGCTTGAGCGGCCATCCGGCGTCGGTCTTGTCCATGACGGCATAAGCCGCCATTGCGAGGTATCTGGCCGCGTCATTAGCGCGGAAACTGGCGTGGGAAATGTCCATGGGGTGCTCTCCGGTTGATTGAGAGCAAGATAGCTGCACTATCCCAAAAAGGCAAGCGAAACTTGACAGTCAGGTCGAAGAAACTGCTAAACCTCTGTCGCATCAAATTTTTTTGGGTGGTTTCATCGTCCGAATTGTCGTCAAAAATGACTGTTTCAAAATGGCCGCCACATCGGATGGAAGCTCGCGCAACTCCGCATCAACCGATTCATTCTCATCTGGTGTTCCGAGAAGCTGGGCTAGGGAAATATCAAAAAATCGCGCTAAAATAGAGAGGTTCTCAAGGCTTGGCGTTGTTGTTCCCCGCTCCCATTGCTGAACGGCGGCCCTAGTGACGCCTACGATATCGCCTAGTTCCGCTTGGCTCATACGCTTGGCTGAGCGCAATTCCTTGATCTTCTGAGCAAATCTTGACATGGCCCCTTCTACTCCCCTCTAATTACCATGTCGCGGAAAGCGGCTCTTGACATAAAAAGAAAGCCGCGCTATCTCTTGCGGCATGAAACCGAAGCGCCCGCATATCCTTCTCCACGCCGCCGAAAAGGTTGGTGGCATGGCGCGTCTTGCTGGCGAGTTGGGCATTGCCCGGCAGGCCATCTATCAATGGACGATTATTCCGGTTGATCGCGTCAAGGATATTGAACGGATCACCGGCATTCCGCGCCGCGAACTGCGTCCCGACATCTTCGGAGACGCCGCATGACATCCCTTCCCCTGCCAGCCCAGACCTCCCCCCGGTTCCTCCCTCCGGGTCAGGGCAGCGCGACACACACACCGCGCGGCAGCAACTTGGCCCCGGCATCCGCCACTTCCCGCCGGGGCCA